CGGACAGGCCTCGTAAGGTTACTTCACTTTCTACTTTCGTTTTAGGGTTGGTAACCATCACTTTATGCTCTAATCTTGGTGCTGATGAATAAAACTTTTGTAGTTTTATCATCTGTTCACTTGTCAATCCTTCTAAAAACTCAATCACTTCATCATGTTTTAGATTTGTATGAGACTCTTCTCCCTCATAAATTTCAACAATAGTGTTTGCAATCATATCATAAGTGTCAGAAATCTTAGCGTCACCTGATAATAGGTCACCTTTAATATCTCCTAAACCTGGATATCTCATTACAACACCCATTTTTCTAGCTTCATCAATAACAATATTAGGTGTATGAGTTTCATCTACATGCACCTCAATTTTTGTTAAATCTACCTTTACATCACAATATTGTTTGTCCTTCAAATCGTCTGGACATAATATTCTTAAATTTGCAATTTCACCTACTGATTTAGCTCTTATTTGTAAGAACACATATTCTAAATCAAACATAGGGTAATCATCTGGTTTCATTTCACCAAATGTACATGCTGATACAATTTCTTTCATTGCGTTTAGCATGGCGCCTGGCTGACCGTCTTCCATAGCCATTAACAAAATCTTTTCTTCTTTGACCAAGAAAGGTCTAAAGTTGATTTGCTTTTGTTGACTTGGTAGTGTCAATTCATATCTTGCCACATTGGCAACTGGTAATGCCATAATATTCTCCTTTTATTATAAAAATGGTGGAAATACTCTTCCGCCTGTTATTCTTCCTAATGGTAGATTTCTTCTTATTACTTGAACGGCGTCTCTACCTGCTCTACGCAATTCTGGTGGTAATTTACTTAATAAATCACCTAATAGTCCTTGATTACCTTCTTTAACAGTTGGTACTCTAAAACCATCACCTGTAGTATAGTTTCCTATTTGGTCGTTTGTTAAGTTATGCCATTTATGATAAGCAAACTCAACGGTAACTTTTTGTATGTCTGTAGCTGGACCTGCATTGAACGGAACAGCCGCTATAGTTTTAGGATATACTTCTGATAATTCTACACCATAAGATATTCTATCTCTATCGCCTTCGCCTTCAAATGCACCAAGTTGGTATATTCTTAAACCACCTGTGTACTCATCATAAAAATTCATGTTGTTAGACAATGTGTTAACAATCATCTTTTGCCACATTTCCATAAAAGTTCTTTGTCTTAAATATTTGTCTGCATAGAAAGTTGCTGTGATTGTTCCGCCAAAACTATGTGCATATGGTATTTCTCTTTTAGGACCATATGTCTCAAATGCTCTTGAGTCTATGTTTCTACCTGGCAATTCAATTGTTTCACAAAAGCTTCTAATACCTCTTGACACATTTGTACCTTGAAGTTGACCAGCAGTTGGACTTCCTTTAATTTCTTCTAAAAATGGAATTGATGGAGCAATATGGTTTCTTAACTCGTCACCATTTGCATTTGAAATATCTACTGTACTAACATCTATACCTTTTGGCAAGATGAAGTCAATCATAAATCTATTTGGTTTTGAAAAGCCTTCGCCCTCAGCAACATAACCCATAAATCTACCCATTACAGATTGAGTATCGCCACCTTGTACTCTTTTTAATCTCGGGTCTTGGCCAACATTCTCTAATGATTTGTCTCTAGGGATACCAATTCTGATATCCATATTTCCTATTCGTCTACCACCTCTTAAAATTGCCATTAAATCATTCCTCTACTTTGGCCATAAACATAAGCTGCTGACCTTTTCTTAAATTGTTGTACAGGTAGATAACATGCAATAGCAGCCTCGCCTACATCTATTCTTAAAAATGATGAACGAACATGAGACCACAAATATTTTTTAATAGTAGGTCTTATCAATGGTATACCTGATACTCTATTGTAACTTACATCAAATCTGTTATTCTTGCTAAGGTCATTCTTAACTGACCATTGAGACATTTCTTCTAATAACTTTAATCTTAAAACTGGTGGCAAATAGTGAAAGTTTAGTCCCATAAAACCACCTTTGATAGTTTCTAATGGCAGTACCAATGGAAATCTATCGTAATATGGTAGTCTGTCTTTAGTCTTTGGGTCATAGAAAAATAGATTAAGTCTACCAACACTAGGCCGACCAATCAATTTACCTTGATTCATCAACTTTCTTGCTGTTGCTTTATCGTATATTTTCTTTACATTATTACGATACCATGAGTTCGATTTATAACTGGAACCTTGGTTGTCAACTAATTTGTCTAATACACTTGCCATGCTTATATTTATAATGGTTTACCAAAAGAAAAAGGGAGCATGAACCTAATCATGCCCCCTTTAAAGTGAGAAGTTTTTGAGAGAGTTTTACTCGTCTTCTGCAAGCTTACTGAAATATGACAAAGTATCATCTTCATCATCATCACCTTGCATTGAAGATTGAGCAGGCGCTTCTTCACTTTTCAACGGTGTAGCTTCTGTGGATGGGAGTTCCACTTGGGATACGGAGCTGGCACCAGTTGTTCCTGACCCACTAATTACTCTATGAAGTTTCTCTTTGAGTTCATCATAAGGTTTGAAATTAGTAGCAGCCAGAAAGGGTTGTAAAGCAAACTGTTTAGACCAGATTGCCTTAATTTCATCATCTGTCTCTTTAACTTTAGATACAGGTTCAAATTCAGATTTATCGTAGTTCCAAAAACCATCAACTTTTCTGATTTTTAATTTGAAGTTAGCACCTTCCCAAAAATCAAATGGGTTGATTGCCTTTTCATCTTCAAAAGCGGGTTGCATTGCTTCAGTAATCTTATCAAAAATCTTTTTACCAAATTTGAAAATCTTTACTTGACCCTCATTCTCTGGATGTTTCGGGTCTGAAACTACCAAGATATTAGCATAATATGATAACTTTCTTTTTCTCTTTCGAGCAATGTCTTTATCACTATCAACACCAGTATTCCACAACCTAGTATTCTCTTCTGAAACCGGGTCTTTGGCACCTGTAGTTGTTAATGAGTTTTCAATATACCAACCACCAGGTCCTTGAAAGGCATGAGACCATAGTCTAATCCATGGCATGTCTTCTTTTTCACTAGCAGGTAGAAATCTGATAACTGCATAACCATTTCCAGTTTTATCTAGTTCTGGTTTCCAGATTCTATCGTCTTGATATTTGTTATTTGATTTTGAGTCCTCAGGATTGAGGTTTTGTTCTAATGCTTTTGTAAGCGAATCAAAGTTAGAACGGCTTTGTTTTAGTTGTTCGAAATCCATATTATTATATCTCCTATATTAATGTATTCGTATTGTTGTATGTGTCTGTATAAACGACATTACTATTTATACAAGTTTTCAATGCGTCTGTCGTGGGATTTGTTGGAACGCACCCACAATTTTCCAGGAAGAGTCCAATGTCTATGAAAGATTGGTCCTTACTCGAAACTAAACAAGGTGTCTTCAACCACTCGGCCGTAACCCTCCTTGCCCATGCCTTTAGCCCTCTTAAGCTATGTTCAGCCAGACAGATAACTATATTGTACATTATAATTACTTTACGCATTGTTTCTATTATACACTATTTGTCGAAAATGGCAACCATTTCCGGGTAATCAATGTATAATAAATTCTTTATATCCTTCCATTCTTCAATTGGTAAATCAGTCTTGTTTGTTGGTTCTTTATGTCTATCTTTGCCATAAACCACACTATTTACCTTATAAAATGTAGTATCAGGAAACGCCTCAAATAGTGCTTTCCATTGTCTAATCCAGTTCTCACATGGAGTTGGTCCATGTTCTTTGGTAACATAGTGTTTTCTACCAGCATATAAATTGTTTACCTTTGCTGTATCACTATAAAGGTCATGTCCTATCAAAAATGCCTTTTCAGGTCTATTCTGTTTACATGCAACATAACCAGATGTTGGTCCTGCTGACCAACCTAAATCTTTCATAATACCTGGTTTCTCTTCCATGATATCATCTAAACTGTTTGAGTATTCTGGTGTATTAATCCAACTTACATACACCTTACTCTTGTTGACCCATTCTTTGTCTCTTTTTTTATTCTGTTTTATAATTGTGGCCATGCCTTGTAAGTTAGAACCGTGCATAACAAAATATTCAGCATTGCCTTTTTCATTTGTTTGTAGTATATCATCTTCCAATAATTTGTCAACCTCTTCCTGTGGAAGTCCAGAATTTAACATTAACTTATATGTACCAGCAGGCACTTTAGTCCAACCTCTACACCACATTTCATGCCTTTGTGCATAGCCTGAATGGTATACTTCGTGCATTATCCCCTGGTCAACAGTAATCAAAACATCAGGAATAAAGTCTTTGTATATCGCATTACAGGCGTATGTCTTACCAAAGGGCTTTAATGTTTCTAAATCAAAGCCTTTTCTACTTGTTCCATTTCCTATACAGAATACATTAGCCATAATAGTGATTTAATAATCCACTAGCGAATACAAATATTGCAACGCCATTTAAAAATATTAATGCTCTATCATGCCACATCATACCAACAATTAACCAACCTGCTACACCTATTAAATGAAATACAATATTAATAGGATATAAATTAGCACTTGTTAATGCCAT